ACCTTCACCATTATCAAAAGTAAATGGGTATGTTTCATCTCGACTATGGGCTTTCATAGTATCAGCAATTTGTTTTTCTTTGGCTTCATTATAACCTGCAATGCTATCTATTGGAGTTTTGAGATGTAATTGCTGAGAAGTTAAAACATCTTTCAATTGACATTCTTGCCTTGCATCTAACTGCTCTTCTGTTTCTTCTTCTTCATCATCATCTTCATCTTCATCATCAGGCTCAGGATCATCCTCTTCCTCTTCTTCAATATCTTGCTCGGTATCATCATTATCTACCTCTTCCTGTTCCTGCTCTTTATGGATGTCATCAGGCTCTTTACCCTCCAACTTATCAATCAAAGCACTAATACATTTATTCGTTTCAATAAGTTCTTTCTCAATAGATGCTAATTTTTTTGATCCCTCAATTTGTAATTGCATTTTTTGTATTTTTTCATGTAAATCTTTAGCTAATACCATATTTAATCATCTCCCTTAAATATCTTTAGTCCTAAGAATATAATAAATAATAGGATTACATTCAACACTAAATAAAAAATTACACCTGTCATTACGATATTATTTTTCCTTCCTCATCTCTTTTTATTGCTAATTCCTCTTTCTCGTAAATTATATTTAAGCCCTGTCTTTCTAACTCCCTCCAGAGTTCGCCTTTTATGCTATCAGATAATTCAGTTATTAGATGATGTAATTTTCCGTATGTATCAGAATTTTTTTCAACATATTCATCCATATCACCACAACATATAAAAAGTTTTTGGTAAAAATCGAATAATATTTTTTTATGCTTTTTTTCTAAAAAATGTTTTTTTACTAAATGGTCATAACTGTAAGTAGTATCTTTTTCAAAACCCCACTTATCTATTTTAAAATCTAATGCTTTATTTAAATCTTCGTTACTCATATCTTTCCTCCGTCTATTTCTATAAATAAATTAATGACATCATTTCTAAAACCATGATATTTATTAAGTTCTTCTGGATCTAATAAATCTAAGTCAAAATGCTTTAATAATAATTTGTAAAGTTTCTCGTCTATCTTCATCCATTTTATATCATTCATATCTTACTCCCTCTCATAGCCCATTTAGGCGTTGCTAAATTTTCAAACCAATCTTTAACTGTTGGAATGAACCCTAAGTCCTCTCGTATGTGTTGCTCTGCAATCCAACGAGTAGGAATTTTTTTACCTGTTGATATTGTAATTGTTTTTCCAAACTTCTCTTCACACCAATAACAACCAAGTGAATGATGTTTTAATGCTCTGTGATTTTGGAAAGCATAATGTGATTTAGTATCATCAAACCAATCATGGATAGCTTGATAATCTTCCGGTGTTCCTCCATATTTTTTGGAGGAACTAACAGAATGATGATAAGGATTAGCCATTAAAACTCTTCCTCGTATTGATGACTTTCATTAGTAAAGACTGTGTAGTCGTGATTTATTTTCATGGAATTATTTTCAAAAGTAAATGTGAATTCACCCTCTTGTCCATCATTTATTTCCCAACCACCATGTCTTTCTTCTAACATATCATAAGTTATATCTTCAAAATGACCTATAAGTTTACAGACTGTTGAGTTCTTATGAATATCTTTTTTTAACTCGTCTGTTAAGGCACTATCTTTTGGAATATGGACTGACTGTTCTTCGTGAGCATATCCTGCAAATTTTGAAAATAGCATTTGATCTTCATTGTAAAACCAAATGTCCTCTATTGCACCACTATCTCCACTACCTGCGTACTTCACCTCTACTTTGTCAAAAGCCAAGCTATTAAATTTTAAAGTATTAAAAAGTTGAAGAATTTTATCTTTTGTCACTATTCTTCTTTGCTGAGCCTTTTCTTTTATTTCTTTCATCCTATCTTCGAAAGAAGTATTTACTGCGTTGTTTTCCATAATTATCTCCTTAATATTATATGGGAGATTATAGGATGATTATGGTTAAGATGTCAAATAAAAAAAGCCCAGACATAATTAAACATCTGGGCTATTGGGAATTGAATAATCTATAACAAGTTATATTATTTTTTCAATAAACTTTGCAATTTTTTCTAAAAACCAACCTAACATTCTGATACCTCCTCAACTCTAAACTCTTCCATTTTAGTTGTCTTTGGAAGTAATTGTTCTTTCCTACCTACATTCTCTGCCATGTTTAATCTAGATCCTTTATTCATAATTAACTCCCCTGCATGATTTTCATTTCTAGCCTCAACTTCATAAGTCATCAGGTTAGCCTCGTAAACATGAACTTTATATTTATACTTCATCTCTACTATCCTCTGTTATCATATCGTTCAATAAATCTATTATCATATTTTTAACATCCTCATATCTTTCCATTAAAAATTCATCTGTTTGATCTAACTCTGCGTCAGGATAAAATTTTAAAATTAATTTTTGAAATTCTATATCGACACTTTCATTATCAATATTTAAGCTCACTAGCTCGTGCCTATGTCTTTACGATCTATTTCTTTTATCTCAATAATCCTGTATTCTTTCACTTCAAGATCACGAGAAACCACAGAGGACTCAGGAGTCTTTGCTCTTTCTAAAGCTTCATCAAAACTTTTAGCCTCTATGTAATGTTCTTGTTCTATAATCTTATGCATAATTACTTTAAATGTTTTCATATTATCTCTCCTTATCTATGACTAAGGAACCCTGCGCATCCTCCACTTGCCACAAGGATTAAGTGATGTCCCTCTTACCTATCGGTAATGTGGATAGGGCTACACATACCTTAGTCTTTGGTGGGTGGTTTAGAAGGCATTTAACCTCTCAGCACCACCCGAGCTGTCTTGCGAGTTAAGTTTGCTTTTTTTAAAGTGGTTGAGATAAACTAGGGGCTACCCCTGAAACCAATCCACGCACATGAACACGCCATTACTAGTAAGTACATTCACTGCGGAGAAAATGACTATTTGCATGTCCATAAAAATAACTTACCTATAAAGTTGGGATAGTCAAATATTTTTTTATTTTTTTTCTATTTCTTTAAATTCTGCGTCTTGAATTAACTGATTTTCTTTTTGATAATTTTCTAGTTTTTCTTTCAACTCTTTCCTAGACATGTTATCAAGCGAGGCGGTAACAACCTCTTTTCTTTCAATATAAAAACCACCTAACAAACCTCTCCGATATTCAGCATTGATCGCTGCGGAATATTGATCCTTATCAATTGCTAAATCTCTTAACCTGGCTAACTCTCTGGCGTGTTTCATAAATTCTATTTTTGCAGATTGAGCATAATCTTTTGTAAGACTATCAATATATTCTACGACTTTAGGAAACATCTTAGGGTTTTGTAGATTACTAGCTATTTGTGTTGCAGACTTTTCAGAATATCCTGCCATTTTTGCACATTCAGTAGGTGTTGCCCTTCCATTTTCTTTAACTAATATCTGGGCAAAAGACCTTTGTCTCCTAGTTAATCCGTCACTTTCAATTACATCACCTAATGTTTTAGCCATTTTTAGTTATCCTAAAGTAATGAAGTAATGCTAAAGTATTGTATAAGTAATGCAAGAAAGTATTGATATATATAGTATATTTATACATCATTACCTCATTACGTCTAAAAATTAAAATAGAAATTTTTTTATATATAATATTGTTAAGAATATAACTATATAGATTATTTTTTGAAAGCCTTGCCATATCCCCTCATAGCCAATCTACCTGCTACATGAGGCTTAGAACGGGTTTTTGGCATAGTTTTACCTATAGTGCCACCATTCTTCATTTTCTTTACTGCACCACCATCTTTGCCTTTAGGTGGTTGAGCTTCACCTTTATCTTTAGCTCTTTGAAGTTCATCTAATATCTTCTCAAACTTTTTTCTTTCTTCTGGTGTAAACTCATCCCTGTCCTTTTGAAATTGGTTTTCTGCTTGTTTAATTACATCCGAGTCATACTTTAAACCAAACCCGAAAGTAAACATATCATCAAATTTACTTCTAATTTTATCTTTTATTGACATTATCTTTTTCTGGCTGTTTTTTTAGACCTAGCAAAAGCTGCTGCGGTAGGCGCACCTTTAGCACCTTTTTTACGCATTTTTTCGCCTCTTTTGCGTTTAGCATGTATATTAGCGTAAAGACCTGGCCTGGACATTATTTCTTAACTTTCTTCTTTTTCTTACGAAGTAGTTTGAAATCTGCACCTGTTATCTTGCCGTCTTTATTTACATCAAGTTTTTTTTGACCACCGACAAGACCACCTGCCTTCATTCCTATACCGAAATCATTTCTCATAAGTCTATTTTTATCATTAATGCAAGGTTTTTTCTAGTTTAATTTTGGGATCATAACAATCACAGGGAAGAACGATAGCTCTTTCACCCACAACAAATACAGTAAAACCCTCTCCAAAACATAATTCACAAATTCGACTTGGTTTCTTTACTCTTTTTGACTTTCTCTTGCGATATACTTTTTTCCTGTCTTTAGCCATGCATCCTTACCTAATGCAATGCATTGTTTTATGATAGTTTTTACAGGAAGCCCGGTAGCCTCTCTTATCTCAGCTATAATTTTATAATCTTCTAAATCTGTAGCTAATGATTTGTATTTACTAACATCAGTCATTTAAACATCCTTTCTATTAAACATTTCTATTGAGGTTCTGCCACAATATACAGAGGGGTAATATCCTTGATCTGCTAATTTATCGACCATAAACTTACCTTCTGCTAAACATTGATCCATTTCTAAATAAGGCTTATCAAAGGTGACGATTCTGCATAATTCATCATGCGGTAAATAATCGTTTGCGATGCATATAACCATAATCATTACATAAGCCATTTTTATTATTTACCTGCTTCACCCCATGTCCTCCCTCTTCTCTCATTAACAACACTCGGTACTTTTAGTTTCTCCACACAATTTTCCATAATTTCCTTGACTTTATCAACTTCTTGGGACTTTTCAAGGCTAATGTCTAACTCATCATGTATTTGTATCTCTGGCACAAAACCCTCGTTGTATAAATCTAACATTGCTTTTTTAGTTTGATCTGCTGCGCTACCCTGAATTAATCTGTTTAAAGCCTTGAAAGTAAAGGCTCTTCTTATATCTCCACCATATTCTACCTCTGCTCTATCTCTTGGCAGTGGTGTCGAGATACCCCAACGATTAGGTTCCCATAAAGTAAAGCGACACTTTCTCCCTAATAAAGTTCTTATGTGTCCATGTTTACTCGCAGTTCTACTAGCTATTTCTTGCAACTCCTTAATAAAAGGCACAGTCTTATGATATTTATTTAATATTATCTCTGCATCGTGAACCTCGAGCCCTAACTCTGTTGCCATCTTACCTTTACCCATGCCGTACATAATCCCTAAGTTTATACTCTTAGCCTCATCTCTTGATATATTAGCCATGTCAGCAACCATTTGATGAAAATCTACATCTTCACCACTATCGTATTGTTCCATAACCTTTTCACTACCAGATAAACCACCTTTAGAACTTAAAGCATAGTGCACCAGGATCCGTGGTTCTTGTTGCGAGTAATC